TGCTGGATCGCCTGCGACAAGTCGGCGTTCATGCGGATATTGACGAGACGATCCATCAGCAGGCTCCTTAGATGGTAACGGCAGGCTCTTGGGTATCGGCAACGAACTCAAACGTGCCGTCCGCACTCTTCGTCCCCGTACCAATCTCGAGGGAGACGTTGTTGCAGTCGTCACCCAGCATGGCGATGCCACCGACACGCACGGTGAACGTCCGGGACATCGGCATGACGTCCGAGACGCTGGTGATGAGCGACTTGCCGATCTTGAACTTGAGTGCCTTGTTGCCCTCGTTGGAGAAGAACTGGAACTCGATCGGGAATGCTGCGGCAGTCGTGCTGTCCTTGAGACTCTCCAGCTTGTGCCTCAACCACTGGCTTGGGGCCATGTTGTTGGCTGACGGAGGCTTGAGGGTCGTTGTCGCATCGTCGCCCAGAATCGTCATGGTGAACTCCGCAGACCACGACATCTCGCACATGGTTCGCTGGAGCGTCTGGACGTTACGGGACTGGCCGAAGATCGGGTCAAGCATGTTGCGGAAGCTGAGGGCCAGGTTGCGCAGCTCCGTCACCTGAATGTTCGCCACCGTGCCTGTGTCGGCCAGTTGGAGCTTCATATCCTGAAACGTGTAGACGTCCTTGGGATAGGCGTCACAGGCGGTTGGCTCTTGGCAATACTTCAGGGCGTCACCCGTGTAAGGCTCCGTCGAACCACCACCGAGATAAGCCTTGGTTGACCCGACAATGCCGAACCCGGCTCGCAGGAGCGGTGCTTGGTCAGAGCAAGCCATTGAGACGTCGGAGAACTTGCACCCCGTGTACAGTTCGTGTTGCGGGTAGTTGTCCGCATCAAGAAACGACCTCGCCACCGAGAAGCTGAACGTGTCGCCAGCGTAGAACGGCTTGCCGTTTCTGAGCTTGTAGGCCACCAGAGCGTGACGCAGCAACCACTCGGCATTCTCCGAGAAGAGTGCCGTGGTAAACTGACCACCCACCGTCATGACCTCGCTGCCTGCCAGCCTGACCCCACCGTAGGAACCGAACGAGCTGATCTGCCACGGTACGTTGACCGACTGCATGTTCAGCCCCGGCCCGTCCTCGACATCAGGCAGGATGTAGTCCTTGTTGATCGTCGCGGTTGCAACGTCCTTGATCGCACCCTTGTACTTGTAGGACGACTCCTGCCACACATTGGCAGCGGGAGTTCCCGTCACACGTTCCGCAAACATTCTGGCCCAGTACCTTGCCATCGGTCACTCCTTGATAAGAAGGTTGATGTAGATTGATCCCGTTCCGACCATCGAGTTGTCTTCTCTGTACTTGACATGGTTCAGAGCCGACTTGCCGAAGCCCTCGAACACAACCGTCGTGCATTTGTCGCCCTTGAGTGCCTCGATCAGAGCCTTGCGACCCTTTGTCGATGGCTTCAGAGCCTTCTGGATGGCCCACCAGAGGTTCAGCAGGTCGTCCTGATCTGTACCCATGACAGCCATCTCGATGTCGATGACCATCGTCTCTTCGTTTGCGGCCTGACTCCAAGCACTCATGCCACTGGATGAGACCAGCAGGGCCACAGCCGGATACTGGTTGACCGATGGCTTCTGAAAGTCCTCGGTCTTGCCCTCAAACGTGTTCCACTTCTTGACGACACCCGAAAGGACAGGATCGTCCTTCAACTGGGCCTCGACAGCACGGTAGAGCTTCGTGTAAGCGGAGACTGGTAGGTTAAGCAAGGATGCCCTCGTCTAGGTCTTGGAGGAAGTAGCCAGTCTGAACCTCGGCGTTGTGCCGCCCCCAGTACCGCAGGCCCGTCAGGTCGCGTGGAGGGATTCGGCCCTGACCGTAGAACAGGTTGGTCAGGAAAGCCTCTCCACGCTCGTTTGTGACGCCTTCCCACTGACTGGAGACCTGAACGCTCGGCCCACGACTGCCAACGTCATGGGAGACGTAATTGGCGATCACACGCGACTGCTCCCAGTTTGGAGCTGTAGGAGGCCCATCCATGCCACGGTAGAGGTCGTAATCCGAGTTCTTGGGGCTTGGCTCATAGAAGTTGGACTTGTAGGAACCCACAGCCATCGCTCCACCGTACATCATGGGCATTGTCTGTGCGCCCAGGTTGACCTGTGCGGCGTAACTGTGGTGATCTCTGGGTATCTCGCTGAAAAAGAAGAATGATCGCCCTGACGCAGCTTGCTTTCGCTGCGTGATGCCGTTCTTGCCCAGAGGATTGACGCCTGAACCGGAGTATCGGTACTTGGTCGGGGCCAGCTTGGACGAGTAGCCGTCCGTACCATTGAGCACGCCCACACGATTGTCTTCCAGCAGGACGAGCTGAAGTCGGCTGGAGAGATCCATCGCGTACTGATCCATCCGGGCCAGACGGTCAAGACTGGCCTCCAGTTGGTCAAAATCAACGCTGGGCGACAGGGAGATCATGAAACCCCCCGGCCACTGATACGACCGATCTCGATCTGAATGTCAGCCATCCCGTCACCATCGGCATCAAAGTGGATGATGGCTGTCTCAAGCTGGTGGGCTGCGGAGCCGTACATTCTGCGTGAGATGTCCAGATAAGGCCCATACGACCCGCCCGGAGAGAACTGGGTCTCGCAGATCAGGTGGACGGCATAGTAGGCCGCAATGCTCTTGAGCGTCTCATCCACCATGATCTTGCCTTGGGAGATCAGTTTCGCGATGTGGCTTGAGTACGCGAAGTTGGGCGGGACGACACCGTAGTAAAGGTAATTGGTCGAGTCGTGCCATGAATTGTCCAACACTTTGGCACGCTTGATGATGGCTGTGTCGATCCAGCTCTTGGCAGCGGAGCGTTGACGCATGAAGCCACTGCGATCCATATCCGTCTGTATAGAGTCGATCCACGGAGCCTTGTCCAGAAGATCCCGGTAGGAACAGTATGTCTTGAGCTTGTCAGGGTAGTGGCCCGGTGCATCGACGATTCGGATCTTGCCACGGAAAATTTCCTTCGGGCCATCCGCATCATCCATGACGACACGGATCGAGTAGATCGCCGTAGCAAAGCACTGATCCAGAGGCGGTATGCGAATCGAGTACAAGCCATTGGCAGCATCCTCCCATGTTGCGTCGAGACCATTGGTAGGGATCGGAGGCTGGTCGTCGCCCGGCCAGATCTGGCACGCCAGAGTGTTCTTGAGTGAGTCAAACCCGGTCAATCTGACCCTGTTCTCGCCAACAACTTCGCGATTCAGGGTACGCCCGGTGTCACGCACGACATCAACGACAACGCGATCCACATTGTAAGGTTCAACTGACATGGCAACCCCCTCAATAAATACAGCCCATCAGGTGGCAGAGTTCTACCACCTGACAGGCTCGGCTTGGCTTACTTCGGCAGAGGCTCAGACTGAAGGATCACGCCGAACTCTGGACGGAAGACCATGTCTCCGTACAGGGTGTCGAAGCTGATCTCCCAGCGGAACTTCTGACGGTTGTAGGTCAGCATGAATCGGATTGGCACGCCCTTATACATCGCCATCGAGGCTTGGACGCCAGACTCTGGGCCGGGCAGCTCAAGAGGACGATAAGCGACCGCGATGGCACGCTTGTGGAACAGGAACGAGCGGTAAGACTTGTAGCCAGCGTCGACATTTGTGGCGTCAACGATGTTGTTCTGCGTGTCGCCAGCAGGGATGTCGGCGGCATCGTTGTAGGCAATCGGAGCGTCGAGGTCGTAGTCAGCAATGACGCCGAACACCTGACCAACCATCGCGGATCGACGGACGGAGCCAGCGATCTCGTAGCCGACAGCAGAGGCCAAGGCCCAGTTGTCGTCTGTCAGGAAGTAGGTGTAGGTTTCAGGGTGAACCACAGCATGGACGTTGCCGAAGTCCCGGACAGGAGCTTTGGCCTGAACCATTGCTGACCAGCCCTTGGCGAAGTCCACGACGTCCAGCTTGGCGTTGGCTGAGGTTGTCGAAGCCTTGATGACCTTGAAACCTTCAATCCCCGCAGCAGCAGGCCGGATCAGCTTGGTGATCTGACGGTTCATGTACGTCCCGAAGGACTTGATGGCTTCGTCAACGAACATCTCGCGGAGCTGGCCGGGATGAGCCGAGAAAGCCTTCTCCAGATCATAGATCGGGAAAGCCATCGTCGGGTGGTACTTCAGCTCCAGATCGCGTGTGAGCGTCTGCGGGGCATCATACTCGATGCTGTCACCCACCGCCACGTCACGGACGGTGAAGTCCGATTTCGGGAAGTTCATGGTGATCTTCTTGCCTTGGTAGCCCGTATCGCCCATGTCGATATCGGTGTAGGCAAGGTCGAGGAACAAGTTTGGCCCGACAAGTGCCGCTTCAGCCTGCGTAAACGCAGTGATGATGTTGGCGTAAAGTTGATTGAGCGAGAACGGAAGCGACGTGTTGTTGGTGATCGCACCCGTGCTGCCGTTTACGCTTGATTTCCACAAGCCCTTAACTGGTTCTGTCGCCATTGGTCAAAAACTCCAATGGCTACAACGGTTGGCTATTCGCTGCTGGTGAACTGCGCCCCAGACTCGACAGCCGCCGCTATAGCCTTTTGATTGGCTGCAATCCATTTGGGGTCTTGAAATCGACCTTGGATTGCCTGCGGAGGTGGAGATATGGGGACGCCCCGTGAAGCCACTTGAGACCAGCCTTGTGGGGGAGTTGGAGCAGGGTTCATTCCCGGCCCACCACGCCCTGTAAAACCACTTGGCTGCACGAATCCCTGTTGGACTCCACTGCCCACACCCTGTGGGCCTGTCTGGTACTGGTTCGACGGCATCGACTGCGATACATCCTTGCCCATGAACAGGAACGGAGCCTGTTGCTTTGCGGCCCCCAAGACCTCATTGACGAGTTCTGGGGATAACTCTTCAACTTGGAACGGGTCATACCCGACCATTTGCCAGAGCTGATCAAGGCTGGCCTGCGGGTGCAGACCTGTGTCGCCAAGCATCTGCTTGAACGCTTCCTTGTGTTGATCAAGGAAACTCTGCCGTCGATAGTCCTCTAATTCCTGCGGTATGTTTTGAGCCTGACTTTCAAGCTCAAGACGATAGTCGTCCAGCTCTACGAGTGCGGTTTCGTACTCTTCGAACTTGGTCTGATACTCGGCCAGTTGACCGTCTCGTTCGGCAAGCTGTTGCTTGAGTGCCGCAATCTCTTCGCTGGCCTTTTGCAATTGCTTGCGCTTGGAACGAGCGTCCTGATTGGCATCATGAAGCATGTTGCGGTAACGACCGATATCATCTTCTGGCATGACTGTACTCTTGTGTTGGTGTCAGATGTCAACGTAATTGAGTGTACGCTGGTGTCACACTAATGTCAATAGTGTTCGTTCGTGTTACACATTGGTACGGCGGCCAGCGACTCTTGCACGGGCGCGTTTTATAGTGGGATTGCGGTTGAGTGCGCGCTCCTCTTCCATTCTAAAGTACGGAAAGTTCGTTCTGCCGCTTGGCGTACCAAAGATCTGATTTCCGATTGACTCAACGTACCTTGAATGTTGCGGGTATTTAGCCCGCAGGGAGTCGAGTTTTGATATTGTCTGGTCTTTATTGGCACTTGTGGAGACATCTACGTCACCAACCTCTTTTAGAATGCGGAGCTGCTGCCTAGAAAATATCGCTTCCTCAGCCTGCATGTTTCTGTCGAATCTTTCCGGTTCTGATATAGGCTTGCCGCGATGGTGGAACGAGCCTCCGTGATATCCGACCATAGGCTTCTTTGATGGAGCTGGGGTTTGCCCTGTATCCCCAGCCACATTGGGCTTCTTAGGTTTATTGGTGCTTCCCTTTGGCCTGCCACGTCCCCTGCTGGTAGTCTCGTCAAGGTTGAACTGTGGCCGTGGTGGCCCAACAGCGGCACTTGCTCGCTGCATAACTTGTAAGTGTACTTGCTTCTGCTCTTCAGCCTGCCTTGCACCGGCTCTTGCAACATACGCCCTTTCGCCCTTTATCTTGCCCTTGTGCCACACCTTTTCAGTTGCGGTAGCCGGGCGTCCACCTCTGGCAGCTTTAGCCTTCGACACGACGTCAGACACTCTCGCTGACATGCTGGGCGTCATGACCCCGGTTGCCGTGTAATGCACATCTTCTATCCACCTTTTGTACCCACCGTCAGACTGGAAGTGAGCTGCCTTCATCACGGTTCGAGTCCGGGGCAACGCTGGAGTTGTCCGTAAGCCAGCTCCGGAACCCTCCTTGTTCTCGTAGAAGCCAGCTATAGAGTCGCGGGTTGCTCTCGCCTGACGTGAAGCAAGAGCACCCCTTGCTCGCGTCTTTAGATTCCACCGGGTCGAACCGTTGGCACTCGCACTTTGCCAAGGGGCCGTGATCGTAGGCGTAGGCTTTGGGTTAGGCGTAAGCGGTCTTGGCTTGAGTGGGGTAATGTTTGCCGGAGTGCCAGCCATCGCCTGCCCACGACCAGAAGCCTGACCCATGAACGACCCGGACGACGCCGACTTGGTGTGTATGGACGGAGCCGGAGCGTTCTGGCGTAGAGGGTGGGGCTGACCCTTCTGTTTCTTGATCGACATGTATGTGGACTGGCGTGCCTTTTGCAGCACGACGTTGCGGCCCATTGGCGTTTTAGCCGGAGCCTGAGGAGCTTGTGGCTTCGGAGCCTGACCACGATACACGCCGCCATTCTGGGCGTTCTTGATACGCACAGCCTGTACGACCGAATTGTTGCCCATTGGCGTGAACTTGCCAGCTTGACCAAACCCTGCGGCTCGCGTCATGCGGGGTGACTTCATGGCAGCATCACTGGCAACCTTCATTCGTGCAGATGCCGCGATATTGCTTTTGACGCCGTTGACGATCGCCTTGCCACCGTGGTAGACAGCCAGCGACGGTGCAGCAGCAGCGTAGCCTACACCCTTGCCGATGCCCATGAAGACCTTCTCGGCCCCACGGTTGAACCTTTCGATTCCCGGCATCACGCGATTGTTCGCGGCGTTCATCGCGTAGGACTTTGCGGTCTGAAGCGTGCGATTGAACTTGGCAGCGTCCCTGAACCCGCCAGCAACCTTGCCAGCCGTGCTTATCAAGCCGCCAACAGCCCTGCGAGACGCAGAGAACATTGACCGAGTCGCATTACCCGGAGCGTCCTGAATGGCGTTTACACCCTGTACGGTTCTTCTTGCGGCCTTTCCTACACCATAGCCAGCCGCTGTGGTCAAAGCAGTTGCGCGTGACACCCGTGTGACAGACTTGTTTATTCCAGATGGATCGGCGTAACGCTGGGCAGAATACACCTTGCTGAGAGATGCGTCAGGCATACGACTGCCCATCCTGACGCCTTGGCCGAACGTCTTGCCCTTTGCAGCAGTAGCCGACAATGCGGCCCTAGGGGCGTTCCGCACAGCACTGGCAACGCTCTCAGCCCTCATGCCCAGCTTTGCACCACCGCCGACAATATTGTTTGCTCCACGGTTGACCGACGCTGCCACCGCAGTGCCACGCTGCACAGCTCTTTCCCTGATGGCCGACACGACAGCGGACGCCTTCTGCTTGGCAAGATCCGTGCGGGTTTCAAGACCTGTACGCTGGCCGGGATTGTTGGCCGCGACGTTACGCTTGTAGGCTCTGGCAACCGAGCGAGTCCCCACGTTGTAGCCAGCCCTGTTCATCACCCCGTAGCCAGCCGGAGCCTTGGCTGACTTGAGAGCGGCCACCGTATTCTGGCGGGTTTGCTGGAGTGTAGCACCAGCCTTCTTTGACTGGTTTGCGGCAGTCTGCTTGATGTTGCCGCCAGACCCCTTCAGCCCCTTGTCAGAGCTTGTGCCGTGGGCGTACCCAGCTCCACCCGCCTTGGCACGGGCCTTCTGTACCAAGCTGACAGTGCCTTCACGGATCGTGCGTGCCGATGACCGGATTCTGCTGCCAGTAGTGTTGGACGTTCCACCCATCTTGGTGGAAGGGTTACGCATAGACCGCATGAATCGCATTGGCATCGGACACCTCAATCACTCAGACTTGGACTTGGGCTTGAGCTTCTTGACTTGCTTGGTGGGATCAGACTTGGCCGGAACCGTGAGGATCATCCTCAGAGGCGGCTTTGGTCTGCCGGGGTTCAACTTCTGACTGGGTAAATGGGCCATCATGTTCCATCCGCAATACGTTTGATGATCTTGTCGGGTACTGTTTTCAGCTTGATCTGTCGCTGACTGTTGTTGATCCTGCCGCCTGTGGGCCTGACTTCCGTGTCGTCTGGATAAACACCTATCGGTAAAACCGCAGCCCCTCCTGCGTCAAGCGTCGCCAGCGGAGGCTCCGTTACGTCCGGTGCAGGTGGCTCGATGATAGGCTCAACCACTGGTTCAGCCACTGGTTCAACTGGTGGTTCAACTGGCACGTCCGACATGGATCACCTCCTTAGAAGTTCAGCTTGGTAAGGGACAAATCTTTCTCACTCCACTGCTCAAGATCAGCCAGAGCGAATGAGTCGCCCTGTGCCAGCATCCTGTTGACCGTGTCCTTATCTACCCACTTGGTAGCCGGAGACATCCCCTTTGGCCCACCTGTGTAGTAAGCACCCCAACTGTTCGCCATCAATGCCCCCGGACGGTCGTGTCTGACCCCCAGAGCCGCGAAGCAATGGCCCCAGACCTGTGTGGCTGGAGCGAACCCATCCGCATCACGGCGTCTGTCAAAGCCCAGATTGCTGGAGACGATGACTGGGTAGCCGGACTCAATCGCCAGTGCCAGCTCATCAAACGTCCTGACCTGTGCGTAGCTCTTCACCTGACGATTGCGAGCAATGGACTTGATGCCCTGAGGGACACCCCTTGAGCCAGCAGGCCCACAGCAGATGTTGGGGTCGTACACGCTCAGGTCGATCTCAGGGTACTTGGCCTGTATCACCGTGCCGAAGTCCTTGGCGTATTTCACCGTCCATGCGACATATGTGCCGTGGTATGGCAGGGAGTTGCCGCCAATCTCCACCCGACTCCCCCAGTAGAGCGTCACCGGATCTGTGCGCCCTGGCTGTGACTTCTCGCCAGATTCGACCAACCTGATCGCCGCCAGAGCGTCACACGCCAGTGCCACCGAGAACGAGACGCACGCACCACAGATCCCTTGGTGCATGTACCACCTGTCGCCAAACACCTTATTGAGGTAGAGCGTCAAGTCTGTCCTGACAGGCGACTTGCGGTCGCCCTTCAGGTGGTCAGACACAGGCTTGATTCCGTCTGTCCTGATGACAGCCCGAACCGCTGCCGGGTTGGAGATCCAGCCTTGCCCAAACTCAAGTGGTTTGAAGTCCAAGCTCACTTGAAGGTTCCCAGTCCCTGCTTCACGTCAGAGAGTGCCTTGACGAGCTGATCCTTGGTGGCAATCTTCTGCCCGGCCAGAATATCGCCGAGCTTCCACCCCTTGAGGATCGAGCTTGCTTTGGAGGACTCAGCGTTCTCGGCCAGCTTGTTGATAAGAACCTGCGGGTCGGTGATGTTAAGGCCACCCGCTTCACTGAGCGTCGTGTCAATTGCACCGATCATGGCTTCAGCTCCCTGCTTGCGTGACGCAGCGTCGAGACCTGCAATAGCCGTGATCGAGTCGCTCACCATCTTGGGCAGGCTTGCGGCAGGTTCTGGGGCTGGAACGGGTAGAGGTGGCATTGCCTGAGCACCTTGCTCAATCACAATCACCTTGCCTGTCGCAGTGCCAGCGAAGTAGGTTCTGCCACGGTCACTGAAGACAATGGTCGCCTCTGATATTGGCGGCACGGTGACAGATGACAGTGCGGGCGGTTGTTGTGCAGAGGCGATCTGGGAGTAGGTTGCGACAATCAAGAGGGCGATGCGTTTCATGGGTGGCCTTTCACGGCAAAGAGAGATAGCCCGGCAGAACACTCTGCCGGGCCGCACGGCGAGTCACTTGGACTTGGCAGGCTCGGACTCTGTGGTGGTTGTGACCTCCACAGGGATCAGGTTGCCGAACAGCCCACGCTTGTAGCGGACGACTGTCTTGCCGGGGAACTGTGTCCCGACAGCCACGATTTGCGGGGTCAGCACAACAGCACCGCCGATGATGGCAGGCTGCACGACAGCGGTCGCGAACGACCCGTTGAGAACGACGAGATCCAACATATAAACCACCTCTTGTACGACGTACCCTTGCTTTCAGTCCGGCACGTTACCAGACTGCTCATTCGGAGCCGGAGCGATCCATATGCCCGACTCATAAATGACCTGATAGCCCGGCCACAGGTAGTCCGGGTCTTCAAAGTCCCTTATCCTTGGCATGGGCGTGACAATGTGCTGCTCCAAGGCCCGGATGGAGGCCCAGCGTGCCGCCCTGAATCGCGTCAGGGCTGACTCGACCCGCTTGCGTTCCTCGACCAGAATGTGCGGTCTGACAGGCCACTCGCCGGGCGTAAACGATGCGATGATCCGCTTGATGAGTCCGATCATTCGATACTCTCCACGACGCCGTCAACGATGGTCACTGTCTTGCCGTCAGGTGTCAAGAATACGCCTGAGAACCGTGCTTTAGCCCTTGATCGTGACTGATATCGCTCGTTGCAATCCGAAAACGTCATATAGGAGTTATCCGAAAGGCCGTTTTGTGGCACACCGCCAAGACGTGCCATGCCAGCGTTTTGGATGCAAGTGAAACCGCCGCCCATTTGATCTTTGAAGCCCATTTGGTCATAGCTGACGAACATGCCGGCTGAACTTCCTGTGTCTACCGTCAGGCCGGAAGTGGATATGGTGACCTGTTCCGGTGAGCTTAGTGGGACGTACTTTGCGTCAGTCTGCTCGATGGTCAAGCCGCCGCCACTGGCGTCAGCATCGGTGTCTTGTGCCAGCCAGATATTCCCGCCCGGTAGCTGGGTATTGACCTTTGTGATCTTCCACCCAGTACCAACGCCTGATTTAGCAAGCGTCTTTGAGCCAATAACACTGCCAACACCGCCACCGCTTTGCGGCAAAAGCGTGATCGTCGCATTGCCAAGATTGATTACATGCAACGTGGTTTCGACTGGGCCTGCACCAAGCGTCAAGGAGATGTCTTCAGTCCCGCTGTATGTGTAGACACAGCTTGAGAGTCCGTCTGCGCCGAGTTGCCTCGATCCAGTTAGCGGGATGATCTCCGGCATAAAGTCGCTCACGACGGCTGAACCAAAGCTCCATCTTGGCCTCGTCAGGTCGTCGCCCGGCGTAAGGGAGACAGCCTGGAACTGCATGGGGTCTTCGCCGGGTGCTTGTGATGCCCCCGTTGCTTTCCAATTCATGCCAAACGCCGACTGAGCCATGGTCGTTGGCGTTTCACCCGTCTCTTTTTGGCAGGAGATTTCCAAACCGTCGCCATAAACCTTGATCTTGGCTGCATGAGTCTTCGTGCCAGACAGGTCGTACAGGTAGCTGGCTATCTCGGTCTGCCCCGAAAACGACGCAGGGTCGGCAATGACGGAGACCTCCGAGCCGATCCTGTAGCCCTGAGACCGTCCCTTGTAACCCGTGATACCGTAGGACGCACCAATGGCGAAGACGTTCTGCGTATCGTTTTTCACGAACCCGTGAAACACTTCAGCTCCATCGCCGGAAAAGCCCACCTCACCCGTCACCGCTTGGTAGTGTGAACAATTGAGCGGGATATTGCTGTCGGTGTTGATGTTGGCAAGTTTAGGCTGGTACAGACCGTTTGCCGTCTCCGTGTCCAGCCCACCACCGCCCGCACCAAGCGGAGCATAGCGGGCATCGGCGTACTTCCGGTTGACGTAGCTCAGGTTTCCCGGCGCAATGTCCGTCAGGGATTCCAGTGCCTTGGTGGTGTTGTTGTAGGCAAACCCGCCAGAGGTCTCCGTAAACGTCAGATTGCCGGTGCTCCTGATCGTCAGGTTGGCTGTAGTGTTGCCGCTGACGTTCGTGAACAGCTTGACCGAGTCCGTAGCCGCCGTGATACAACCGTAGTCTGTGGTACTGGCGTAGCTTGACAGGGACGAACCCACGACTGTAATCAGCACCTGCGAATACTTGCTCGGATCAGCGGTACTGACGCCCACCAGCTTGATCTGACCATTGTTGCCGACACCAACCGCACCCGTCTGGATGACCCCTGCCGTACCAAACGAGGTCTCAAGACCCGTAAAGTTTGCGAGGTTTGTGCCAGTCCAGTTGGCTTTAGGGATATAGCCTGTCAGGTTGCTTGGAAACATGACGCTGATCGTGCCATCGCCTGCGATGGTCGTATTGGCTCCCTGCTTGACCCCACCGAGCGTGCTGGCTGTAGCAGGAGGCAGAGTATAGTTGCCGCCTCCACCGCCGCCCGTGGCATTGGCCGCCCCCCAGACTGTTCCGTTGTAGGTCAGAACTTGCCCCGCCGTAGCGTTAGCCGGAGCCAGCAAGGTGCCAGCAAGCCTACTGTCCGCGTAGCCCTTTGTGATGTAAGAATTATTGCTGAACTGATTGTCGGTCAGATTGGCCATGCTGCCCAGCGCGCCGCCCGTCCAGACGAACCCGGTACCGTTTGAGGTAAACGAAAATAGCTGATCGCTCAGAACCAAACCTGTAACGCCCTTGTTAGCGTCCAGATAAAGCCAGTTGTTATCTGTTCTCAGTCCAGCCTGAAACGCATCACCGGCCGTTAAACAGGCCCGGTTATTGTTCAGGTACAGAGTCGATCCGTTGGCCGTTCCGTTTGAGGCCGCGTAGCCCCCAGACTGAACGTTCATAGGCTCGCTGAGTGTTGCCGGTTCCGCGTACTGGAATTGGGTCGGGCTTGAGGTTATCCCGTTCGGGTCGGTCGGCGGGGGCGATGGTATGGGGCCGTCCGGGTCAACCACTGGATCCGCTGGAGTTGGGTTGATCGGGTCAACCGGGTCGTTCGGTGTTTGATTGGCTGTATTATCTTCGGCCATGTGTTGCCCCTTGTTAGGATCCGAAAGTCGGGTTGTTCCCGCCCCATTTCTGGATCAGATAGCTTTCCACAGAGTTTATTTCAGCCGTTGTCAAGACGCGGTCATATGCGATAATTTCCGCGTAGTAGCCTGATACAAGGCTGAACGCGGTATCCATGTACTGTAAATTCAGGTCACCCCCTAAGAGGTATCCGACTTTATAGTCATTTGGTAGCGGATTGTAATTGAGATACCCGTACCCGCCGGACAGGTTCCCAACCCGGTTTTCAACCCGGTCACCCGCTTTTTCGTGCCTGATACGTTTCCAGCCGTAAGACTGTAATAGCGGTTGGTTGGAGACTAGGGCGCCGCTCGGGGTTTTTGTCCATACGTTCGCATTAAGGCCGTAAACCAAGGGGCTGTAAGTCACATCCCCGGTGTAGTAGATCGACTGGCCGAATATGGGGCAACGGCTAGCCCCGTTCAGGTTGTTAGCCAGTCTGAACAGTACAAATAAGGTTAGATCGGGATAGTTATAAAACTCGCCCGTCATCACAGACTTTCCCTCAGTGTACAGCACAGACTTGCCATTGATTGCGTTCGGGTTGTTTCGCCCGAGATAGCGCCAGCCTTTATTCGACTTGATCGGCAAATTGACTGCGTTTTTACCAACCCCCCGCGAACTGCTGAACGGCTTTTCGACAGACTTGTCAGTCAGTCCGTAGACTTCCGCCGTTGCTGGCGTGTTGAGGTTGGCGGTCGTCCCGTCAAAAAACGTGAAGGTACTTGGGTCGGCAAAGTCGAACCAAAGCACCATTCCGCCGACTGGCGGTACAGGGTCGGCCGCAAACAGCATATTGGGGAATGGTAAAGGCATTTTAGCCGCCTATTCCAAGGTTGCGCTGAACGGCCCCGTACATATTCGTTCCATCATAGATGAACGAGAATACATCTATCGCATAGTTTGAACGCGACAAGGCCGGCTTGGTTTTATTGGGGAACATGTAATTTCCAAGCCAACCAATATCACAGGGTGTATTCAGCGCGCCTTGTACGACTATCAGGGTGTAAGTGGCCCCGGGCACAAAACCGGCCCCGCTCGGGAAAGCCAGTTGCCGGGAAGACGTTAGCCTTAGAATTGCGATTTTCATCGGGTCGGCCGGCCATACAACCGGACTCGCCTCGACTAGATTAATCGCCCCGTAATCAGACTTCTTGATATACCGGTCGTCCATTTGAACACGGTTCAAGATTGACTGATCCGTTAAAGCGAACCCGGGCGGGGGATTGTAGATTGCCCCGTTGACGCTTGATAAGGTCATCGAAGTGATGCTGGTATCAGTCCCGGCCGTCAGCGTCACCAAGTCTTGGCGGACAGTCACAGAAGAATTGAAAGCAATCCCGGCCGGCTTCAGGAACATTCCGATTTCACGATAGTCAGTGTTAAACAGCCGGTATGAATCCAGTTGGCCACCAGCCACGGACTGGAAATACTCGCCCGCCATGTACCCGTAAGGAACGTTCGGCGCTGATGTGTGATGAACAACACCGTTCAAGATGTTCTTATACTGGCCGGTTCCGCCAAGAGTGCCGGTTATGTTGGGGCACAAGTCCCCCTGATAACTGTTTACACTCCGCATAGTCGGAATGGTGGTCTGATTAGCGTAAGTCGTGTTTGCAAGCCGTGGCTGGTACAGAGTATCAGCAATAGACTTTGTTAAATCGCTGCCGCCAATACTGACAACCGTTCCATCACCCTTCTTGGTGTACAGCTTGCCGTCAGCGGTGTTGATGGCAAGCTCGCCGACCGTCAGGTTTGCTGGCGATGGAGTCGCATTGGCTGTCGCTGAACGCTTAAGAAGGATGGTGTTGGGCATCAGAACGTCCCTCCGTCAATGATGGACGATGGAGCGAGGTAGTCTGTACCAGCTACGGCAGCACTGAACGCTGCTTGGCTATTACCCTTGATAATGCCGGTGATCGTGTTCACACCCGTGCCACCATAGGCCACGCTGATAACACCGGCATTCCATGTGCCAGAGGTCAGCGTCCCAACCTTGGTCAGGCTGGAGTTGACCACACCGACACCCAGAGTCGTGGCGTCCAGCACCGTGGTTCCAGCGACCTTGTAGGACTTGCTTGAGGCTACGTCAACCGACTCGCTGTGAAGCCAGTTGCCCGTAGGTTGATCCCAGACAATGGTCTTGTCTGTCGCACCCTTGAGCGTGATGCCGCCACCATTGGCTGTGGCATCCGTAGGCGTCGCTACTTTGCCGAGAGTAATGTTCTTGTCGGTCACGTCAAGATTCTGAGCGTTGACCGTGGTCGTCGTGCCATTGACGGTCAGGTCGCCGCTGACAATCAATGCCCCGGATACCGTGCCGCCCGTGAGCTTCAGGTAGGTTGCATCTGCCGTGGCAGGCTTGAGATAGATCGGGTCTGTGATCGGCGTCACGTCACCTGCAACCAGGGTGATTGCTCCGGTGCGGGTGTTGAAGCTCGTCACGCCACCGCCAGTCACGTTGGCCGAGATTGTGCCGTCACCAGAGACCGTGATTCCCGTGCCGATCTTGACGCCACCCAAGACCGATGAAGATGCTGTGGGCAGGCTGTAGTTTACCGGAGTGTAGCCCAGAGCACCCGTGATGTCGCTGGATAGGAACGTCACCGCACCAGAGCGGCCATTGAAGGTTGTCACGCCGGAGGAGATCGACCCAATCTTGGTCAGCACCCATGAAGTAGTGGCGAGCGTGGTGGAGTTGTCGTTAGGCGGGATGGTGGCCGAACACAGGACTGTTGCCGAGAAAGTTTTTGACCCGGTAATGGTCTGGGTCGTCACCTTGTCAACAAACGACCCATTGCCGCCAATGGCTTGCACGGAGGTAGATCCACCACTGCCGTTGTCGCCAAAGCCGTAATAGAGCGTGTTGTCCATCTCGTTGAACGCCAGCTCGGCATTCGACAGCGAGGCTGGAGCACCCTGAGCACCACTGACACGCCGCTTGATCCGTACTGTATTCGGCATTAGAAGTTACCCCCGTCTGTGATTGTGGACTCTGGAAGATTGACCCACTTGGAAAGAGCCTTGTTGTAGATCGGGACGTCTCTCGCTGAGAGTCCCGTGAAGACGACATCTGAAAGTGCTTCAAACGTGAGCTTTGACGGATCGGCTGGCTTGTAGCCCAGTGCCGTTTCGATATCTGAGGCTGTGACCGTCTGTGCAGGCTGGCCCTGTGGCCCCTGCGGCCCGGTTGGCCCAGTGGCTCCGGTTGCCCCGGTCAGAGGCCCGGCATTGACCCACTTGGCCGGAGCCGGGCTTGCAGACCAGACATAGCAGTCCTGCGTCGCCTCATTGATGTAGTAGTCGCCACCAGTGTTGCCAGTTGCAGGAAGCCCGGCCTCACTTGTGACTGTGCCTTTGAAGACAAGGCCCAGTCCCGTTGCCCCGGTTGCCCCGGTTGGCCCCTGAGCACCCTGCAATCCCGTATCGCCCTTGTCGCCCTGCGGCCCAACTGGCCCGACGCCAAAGTTCTGCCCGACACGGATCGCAACCTTCTCCCATTTTGACAGGTCAGGCATATTGGTTCTCCTCGCACTGACAAGCCGCCAACTGGCTATTGACATCAATGCAGCCACGGACGAGCGTCAGGGTGTATCCAGACTGGTCAATGGCAACGACAGAATACTTGTAAGACCCCACGGGCATATCCTGTGAATATCGGCTGAAATCGACAGTGATCCTGCCTGCTTCGGCATTGATAACGGACACGATCCCCAGCACAAAACCGTTCGGGTTGACGCTGACGGGGACGTAAAGTGTCGCCCTGAATCCCAGTCCAGTCAGGTCAACGGGAAGGCCGCTTGACCTATCCACAAACTCCAACGCCCATCGGTAAGAATCGCCCTCAATGAAATCGCCGTTCTTGATGGCAGCGTCTTGGTCAAGCATCGCCACCCTCCTTGAGCGGAATGGCTATCGGAGGCTTGGGTTCGTCTGGCGGACGAACTGGAGGAGGTGGCACGACACCATCGTTCTTGATCCTCAGTGCGGCCCGTCTGCGGCTTCTGCGAATGACAACGAGATTAATCTTCCCCACTGTTACCTCCGGGAGCTGGTGGTGGAGCATACTGGGCCTGTAGAGCCATCTGCTGCTCTTGGATCTGCATCTGGGCCTGTGCCACGATCATTTCTTCCTGATTGAGCTGCGTGAGCGTCATCTCGACCTTGAGCATCGCTTCGTCTTCTGTCAGTTGCTCGTTGTCCATGATGATCTGAACCCGGCTTGCGAGCTGGTTCTGGAGCAGGAACGCATCGTGGGAGTCCCTGTCAGGGCCGGGCCTGTTCTTGGTCATGGGAGGCCAGCGGAACGTCATGGAGAGGTTCGTCGATGCAGCCAAGAGGAGCTTCGGATCTATGACCGGACGGCTCTTGAACGAGGATATCTGGGCTGCGGCAGCAATGAGCGTAATGCGTGCCAGCTCCGTCTCGTACCGCTCAAAGGCCACCTGACGGTTCTCGGCCTCTTCGATGAGCGGCAACTGCTCGGACTGGATCGCAATGCCTGACGTGCCACCCTGCTGCTCCATCCTGATGGCCGATGGTGGAATGCCCAGCATCTCCAAGGAGAGGTCGATATAGGCTGTCAGGTCGTTCCAGTCGATGGTCGTAAACGAGGTGTCAGGGTACAGCCAGCCCAGTTCAGCCTCTGGCCCTTCGCCTTGGGCATTGAACGCATTGGGCAGGGTGACGAACTCATCAGGCCGCATATTGGTTGGCACAACAAACTGCGGAGGGCAGTTCTTGGCGAAACCCTTGGGCCTCAGGTTCATGATCTGGTCGGAAAGATCCGTCAGACGCCTGACAACGTGTATGTTCAGGTCTCTCAGAGCCTTGCCTACGCCCGGACTCCAGAAGTAGTTGACAGGCTGCTCGTAGTGGAAGAACGCGAATGGGATCACGCCCAGATAATTGACGCCGCTCTCCATCAGCTCGGCCTTGCCCTCGACAACCCTGTAGGTCGAGATATCGCGTGCCGTGTAGACCGTCGTAACGAACTGGTCATCACCGTAGGTCGAGAGCGTTGCCACCGCCACAGGCGTCTTGGAGTCCGTGGACGCGAACATCGGGACGATCTCTGAACCGTCCCACAACCGGAACTTGACCGGGCTTGCCGCAGGGTCTGGCGAGAAGTTGGGGTAAACCTCCACCGCTGCCACGTCAGTCACATAGGTGGAGCGGTCTGCCGCCTGTACGATGGCTCCGACACCCTCGCGCCTGTAGAGGTCTTCCAGATAGATGGCGACATCCGGGAACGCCGGGATCATCCGCTTGGGCTGGTTCTTGTACAGGTACTTCGACAATACCGATACGGCACGCTTCATGATGACGCTGTACCGCCAGACTTTCCTTGGCACAGCACTGCCGTTCATTGACGCGAACACATCATCGAACTCGGCATTGTACGCCTGCTTGTTCTTCAGGTGCTCGGTAATGCGGGGATACTCGGTCTCAAACCCGTTGTTGACGTGCTTGACAATATCCTCTGGAGACTCAATCGTGGTTGGGGAGTATCGCCCGAAAGCCTTGCCAGCATTGCTGCCCAAGAGCTTGGAGGATGAACCAAACAGTGATCTCGTCTCTATGGGCATGAGTGATACGCCTGAGTGGAGGTATACAATCTTAACACCATAAAATTGTCACCATCGTGGCAACTGGTGTCAAGACAAATATTCCACGACAGATATATTACCCGTGAGTTATATATTTGGGTAAGCCCACGACATTGCCGTCGCATCCGCATAATCGGGAGAGTGGCCCAGACTGGCGACGATATCCTCTTTCGGGATGATGCAGATCCGGTCGGAACTGTCTACTATATAGCGTGTTGCGGAGAGTTCGGGTCTCAGCAGCTTGGTATACTTAGGCGCGATCGAGAACCGGCTCGGCCAAGCTCCGTTGGGGTCAAGTCTCTGCCGCATGTTCCAGTAGCTTGCTGCCTTGAGGTTGGCATGGATCTTGCCGGAGTACCGCTGTCCCTGAAAGCCAGTCGCCCCATAGATACCCACTGATTCCAGACGGTGCTGGAAGTCCATCCCGACGCCCGGCATGTCCCATACGACGTGTTGTGGGGCAATCCCGAAGCGGGTGAACATCTCATAGGCCCGACGTGCCGTTTCGCCCATATCCCACTCGTTGGAGCTGACCATCTCCAAGATCCCATTGTCATCACGCACGACAAGTACGGTCTTGTCGTTCCCAGAGCCTGTCGAAAGGTCAATTCCGAGCCTTCTAGGCCCACTTGGAGTCCAGACGACGCTCTCACAGGCATTCAACCAGTCCTGTGGGATCACGACCTCGCTACCTGATGTCGGAAACTCGGCTTCAACGTGGGCTTGCCACCATAATGAGCCGACACCGTAGTCCATCTTGCACTTCTCAAGCCAGTTCTTGCACGCCAGACCCCGATTGGAGTGTGGTACGACGATATCCGGGCTTTCTGTGCTCTTGATCGTGATGAGGTTCGTGCCGGGCGTCTGGTGAGCACGCAGGCAACGCTCGTAAAACACGCCTTCAGGACGCAGTGGGTTGCCAATCAGCAGCATCCTGTGCGGAATGAGACTGTCTGCCGCCTCAAAGATCTCTCTGGATACGCCCGACGCCTCATCGACGATCACCGCCAGCCGTGCCGAGTGGTGGCCTGAGAACCGTTCGGCCGTGGTGGTCGAGTAGGCCAGAATGAACCACGTCGGGCTGACTTCCAGCTTCAGGTCAGGGCTACGACTGAGGCGTGCGTTATCAAACAGGAGGTACGGGCAGTTGTTGTACGCCTCCACGATGTTCGCCCAGAGCACTTCCCTGAGCTGTGTATGGCTCGGAGCGGTACAGATCACCTTGGCTCCGGGGTTCATTGCCAGATAGTGGAGTGCCGCCGCTGCCAGAGCGTAGGACTTGCCGACCGAGTTACCCGCCTTACAGAGTGTAACTGGGAACCTCTGAAAGCTCTCCAGAATCGACGCCTGCTTCGTCCACAACTTGTGCCTTCTCAGGATCGTCCGGTTGAACCTCACCGGGTCGGCCCTGCATCGCTCCCACTCCTGCTTGATCCACACCGGATTGGACTTCTG